ATGAGCGCGTACACCGCCACGGCATCCATGATTTGCTGCATGATGCTTTCGTGGCTGATGTCGCGCTCTTTCAGACTTATCCCGTCAATTCTTTTGAAAAATTTGATAGGTGCAAGCCGTAAATCTCGGCGGCGGATCCGTGCGCACACCTCGCGCGCTATATCGTCGCAAATTTCTAAGAGGATATTGTGGTTGTGGTACTCGACCGCCAGCTTGATTTCGTCCAGCGAGTAGCAGGACCACTCCACCATGAACAGCTGGTAGTCTTTCCTGCGCCATTTCGGAGGGCGATTCTTTTCGCCATGGAGGTAATCGAATATCCACCCGGAAACAATCGCGGGGTTCTCAATATCGACATTTTTACAGTATGTTCTCAAAGGTTCACCCCACGAACAAATAACTCTGGTGAGAATGAGAGCTTTCGGTTTCGGGCAGACGCCCTATTCTACTAACTCAGGCCACGGTCGTAAGCCGTGGGCCGCCCCGTTGCCAAGGCCACCTGCTACACTCGATTTTAGGCGGTGGTCTCCCCCGCCAAGGTGCGGCGCTGCCGCATCTGCATATTACAGCAGAGGATTACGGCGCGAAGAATAAAACCATATCACCAGATCGCGCCCGCGAGGATGTTCCAGTTCGCATTACCGAGCCCGTTGTTCAGATTCGCGCAAGCGAGGCCACAGGCCGAGTAGTCGTTGAGGTTACTCCACGACAGCCACTCATACGTGCCACCGGAAGTCGGCAAATTGACCGCGGACTTGCACCGTAATTCCCTTATTCGATTCAAAATTTCAATCCGAATTTCAGTTCAGATCAAAAGGGGCTATGCCCCTCTGTTCAGGCTGACCGTAAAGGTCAGCCTGCCCATTCACCCCTGTTTGCAGCACTACCAGGCGCGCCCGCGAGGATGTACCAGTACGCATTACCGAGCCCGCCGTTCAGATTCGCGCAAGCGAGGCCACAGGCCGAGTGGTCGTAGAGGTCACCCCACGACAGCCACTCAAACGCGCCACCGGAAGTCGGCAAAACGACCGCGGACTTGTAGCCGTTGCCGGAAGATGCGCCATTGTCGATGATGCTCGGCGTGGTGAACTCAGGATGAGCCTTGCTGATAGCGAGATCGCCGATGTAGTGCCAGGCCCAGTTTGCAGGCTTCGGCACAGTCAGCGGCTTATCGGTATCGACGTAGTTGGCAGACTTGCTCTGCGCAATGTTCTTCGCCAGACGGACGGTCGCAGGGGCAATCGTCATGGTGTTGGCATCAGTGTCCACAGACAGGGTGTCGATGATGTCAGCAACAACGGCATACGCGCCGGGCTGAGACTCCAAGCCCTGAATGATGAACGGCTCCTTTCCGTTGGTGCAGCTGGTCGGAGAACCATCCACGCCCTGCACATCATCGCAGGAGCCAGACCACCACGGCATAGTACTGATGTAGGTGTCGGTAGTCGTGTCGAACGGAGTATCGGTTTCCAGATTGACCGCCTTGTAGACAGTGCCTTCGACAGTCACGCTGTTGATGGACTTGATGCGGACATTCTTGGCAAGCTTGTACATAGATGCAGTGCCACGGTCGGTGCTGGTGCCGCTACCGACATCACCAACGATGACGGACGAACCGACAAGGAAGGATGTGGCATCGGTTTCGGTAAGCAGAACGCGGGTAACGCCAGTCTCAGCCTTAGCAGCCTTGACCTGTACATTGTAGCTCGTGCAACCCTCAAGCACACCGGAGTTACCCTTCTTGCCGTACTTGAGCTGGAACATGTGGATGCGGAACGCAATGTCGCAGATGGAGATGCCAGCGTAGTTTGCACCGCGCTTGCGCCACTCGGCAATCTGCGAGTTGTGGCTCCAAGTGTAGTTCAGCGGGGCGAGACCGGACGCAGAGGTAGGCTTACCAGAAGCGTCTTTACCGGCAAGGTACTTTGCGTGAACCATGAAGGCGCGGATGCTGCCATCGGGAGCAACGCACTCAGGCAGCGGGAAGTAACCAGCCTTGCGAGAGGTGCGGTAATACTTCCACCAGTTAACGCCGTCATCGACCAGAGACATCCATGCGGATTTCTGCGCGACACCGACCATGCCGTTCGTACCGGCGCGGGTGAACAGGCCATCAACCTTATCAACGGACTTGATTTCGATTTCACCGTTGGTGTCGATCTCATACTCGCACTCGACAGTCCAGAACGCGAACTGCTTGCGGTAGGGGTCCTTGCCGATGACGGTATTGGTGCTGGGGGTGGTTGCGCCAAGCTCTTTGCTGGCTTCCACGAACTCGCCCTCAGAGGTCTGCGAGGTTGCGAAGTTATAGAACTTTACGCCGAAGGTCTTGTCGCTCTGCAGCAGATTGAACCAGCGGGAGAGCAGCTGGGTTTTGGTGTAGTTGCCGTCATCTGCGCCATGCCACCACGATACGAACATATCGTCAATGTTCTCCGGCGTGACGCTGGATGCGTAGAAGCTGTCGTAGATGGCTGCGCCAGTCGTGCCGGCCAGTTCAGCCGCTTTCAGGCTGTTGGCGGCTTCCAGCGCGGCAGCGACTTTCTGCAACGTCTCCTCGGTTGCGGGATGGGAAATGAGTTGCATAATTTTACTCCTCCTCGTTCATAAAGAAAGAAAACAGCCCGTTTTCATCCGGGCCAAGGGCATAGGTTGCGGCTCCGGCATATCCGGCTGCCTGTTGCGCAGCTTTGGCGGCGGTTTCAGCGAGAACCTTAACGCGGACTTCCGTTGCGTTGGATTCCTCTGCCGCCGCGCTGGCGGCATTGGCGTAGTTTTTCGCCACCTGTGCCTGCTTCTGCGCTTCGGCGGTAGCCTGTCTTTTTGCTACCGCGATTGCTGTAATGTCCATGTTCCTGCTCCTTTACATATCGCAGAACTTGCCACTGGAATCGGCAATGACGATACGCTTCTCGTGGATGATGTAGGCTTTCGTACCCATCGGCGGGTTCTTGATGTCTTTCAGATCCTCGCTGTCATCGCACCAATACATCGTATCGGGCTGGCGAGTGACACCATATTGCTCGCTCAACTGCACCATTGTTCACACCCCCTATTCCTCGTCCTCGTTCAAGAAGAACGAAAATTCGCCGTTTTCATCGGCACCAAAAGCGAATGTAGCAGCCCCGGCGTAACCCATGCACTGTTCAAGGGTTTTGTCGGCAGCAGCCTTTATCGCCGCAACCTCGACTTTGACTTCCGTGACCGTTTGCAGGTCGTTTTTTACGGCGGCTTGTACCGCCAGCGAATTTTGGTAGCTGAGCGCCGCCTTTTGAGCGTTCTCGGCGGCCAAAATACCTTGTTCTTCCGCCTGTTTGACCTTAGCGTAGTCGTACACGACTTTCAGCTTGCTATACGGATTTACGCCGTCGCCCTGCTTCATGCGGAGGTTGCCGTCGGTCATTTCTTCGACAAGCAGTTCGCCGTCGTCGTAGATTTTGCCGTTTTTCTCGGCGGTTTCATATCCCGCAGTAGTGCCGTGGCGGGGAATAATTGTAGCAGCCAAAATACCATCTCCTTTCTACCGAGCGCCGCGATTACTCGCTATCCTCGGTTTTTGCAAGAACCTTTAGTTTGCTGTACGGATTCACGCCGTCGCCCACTTTGAGGGTAAGGCCGCTTGCCGTTTCTTCCAGCAGAAGTTCAAACTTCTCATAGATTTTCCCGTTTGCTTCGGCCTGTGCATACTGCGCAGTTGTGCCGTGGCGCGGGATTGCAGTAACAGCCATTTGTATACCTCCTCAATCGTCCGGGCCGCCGCCGTCAATGACAAGGGAAGTCGTCGTTCCCGGGCCGCCGCCTGTCAGCTTGAATTGGCTGACCTCGTTGGCTTCACCGCCGTCGAGTGTTCCGTAGTCTACCCAGTTCACGCGGGCGGCCGCCTTGGACGCTTGTGCGGCGCTGTTGGACGCGGCAACGGCCTGTTCCTTGGCAGACGATGAACTATCCTCTGCATCGGACTTTGCCTTTTCTGCGGCTTCCCTCGCGGTTTCTGCGTCGGCCTTGGATGCAGCGGCCTTGTTCTCCGAATTGAGCGCGGCGGCAGCATGGGCGGCGCTCTCGCTGGCCTTGGAGCCGGCCGTCTCGGCGTTGCGGGATGCCGTAGCGGCGGATGCGGCGGCGGAATTCTCGGACGCTTCTGCTCTTTCGGCGGCATCGGCGGCGGCGATTTGATTCTTGCCGGACAGGGTTTCTGATTCCTTGGCGGCAGTCTCGCTATTTTTGGCGGCGGTCTCGCTGGCCTTGGCGTTTTTCTCACTCGTCGCGGCGGCGGTCTTGCTGTCAGCGGCGTTTTTCTCGCTTTTAGCAGCTGCGTCCGCGCTGTTGGCGGCGGCGGTTTTGTATCCCTCCGTCGTGGACATGATTTGCCGCATGGTCTCGACGTTGTGTTCAACAGCATCTTCGACCTCGGTGCTCATGTAGAACAGCGGACACCACACGTTGGACGGAGACAGGACATACCAGCGGCCAGCGCCGATGACACGGACGCATGAGCCGACCTTGGCAAACCAGCGGATGTTCGTCTCCTCGCCGGCCCGTTCAAGGTTCGGCAGATTTTTCAAATCGTCAACGGTGTCGGCCGCGAACATATACAGGGCTTCCGTCGAGGTAGTCAGCGCGGATTGAATCAGCTTAAATGCCATCTTCCCCACCCTCTTTCAAGAACACCTTTTCGGCTTCGGTCTGCAAGCGCAGCAGATACTCGTACTCCTCGCGCGGGATAATCTGCAAGGCATCTTTCTCCGGCAGGAGTACCGCTTTCGGCGTGGTGTCACGCAGTTCGAGGTAGCGCTTATTGTGGTAGTAGCACGACGCGAGGGTTCTCCCCTTGTGCGCCCAGCAGATGTTGGTAACGCGCCGGTTGACATCCCCTGTGCTTTCGTAGTTGTAGGCGCTGCACCACCCGCAGCCGACACCCACTGGGCAGTTGATGCACTCGGGCGTGGACTGGCTGGACAGCGTAATCGCGTCGAGGTAATCGCGGATCTTCGCAGTATGCGGGGTGTTGTAAATTCCCTGCATATCCCCGATGCAGATTTTCTCGGCCTTTTCCTTTCCGATACTGATTGGGCAGTACCGCAAGCACGGATAAGCCTTGCCCTGCGTGTCAAAAGCCAGCATACCGCCCGAGCCGCCGCAGTAGTTCTTATCATCCTCTTTCGCCACGGGGTATCCGATGTTGTGGTCGAGAATGGAGCACGCGATGACCCGCTTGGTGGCAATCAGGTGGTCCGACACGATTTTCAGCTGGTCGTACAGCACCCTGGCATCCTGCGGCGTATAAATTGGCTCGTAGGCGTAGTTGGCCGCGATAAAATCCGGGTTCTGGTCGAGCATGAACAGGATGGCCTCGGACATCTGCGGGAAGCTGGCCGGAACGAACGTCATCTTAGTCTGCTTGCCGCCAAGCCCTGCGGCCGCGTGGTACGCCTTGATGGCTTTGTCGAAACTGCCGTTGCCAGCGGCATCAACGCGGTGGGCATCGTGCAGGGCCTTGTGGCCGTCTATGCTCACGTTCAGGCTGAGGAACGGAGCAAAGCGTTTGACGAACGCCTGCACCTGCGGCTCGAAATAGTTCTGCCCGTTCGTGCTTATGCTGATACGAGCGCCACTCGCAATGGTGCAGCCTTTCAACGCGCACTGCTTGAAAAAGTAGTCGCAGATGTCAGAAACCAACGGCGCTTCCAGCAAGGGCTCGCCGCCGATGAAGTCGAGGATGACGGTTTTCGTCTTTTTGCTGATGAAGCCGCCAGGCTTGTCCTCTTCCCACATGCGGATAAGCAGATCGACAATGCGCTTGCCAGTTTCAAGGCTCATGGATTCGGGGCCTTTGTGGTGTTCGTAGCAGTAGTCGCACCGCAAATTGCACTGGTTCGTGACTTGGAACGTCACCTCGCGCACCAGCGAACGGTCAGCCACGCCGGGGTACAGCCTGTGGATGAAATCGTTATAATTCGGCAGACGCGGCAGTTCCCTCATGGCTGAAAACAATCTCCTTTCTCTCGAAGTCGATGTAGAAGCCGGTGTCCTGCTTATCCCAGCCGAGTTCGACCGGGAAATACTGGTCCACCATCTTGTTCATCAGCATTTGGCGGTGTGTCTCCGCATGGGCAAGGTCGCTGCGGTACTGCTTGATGTAGGTGTCCAGCATCTCCCCTGCATCCTGCTCCTTGCTGAGATTGACGAAAAAGCCAATCAGGTTCTTGGCGACGCTCACCTCGTAGGAGCAGCGCTCCAATTCCGCAAAATGCGCATCCTCAACAGGCACGTTGACGTGCTTCTTCTCCACGATTTTATCCATGACACTTATCCTTTCCGACGAAACTAATTCCGTCATACCGTTCTTGGTATTTGTTCATCTTGCCGACGATGTCGTAGGCAAGGGTCTTTTCCTCGGGAAAATGCTCGATAGCGCAGCGAAGAATCCCGCTGCACACCTTGTAGGTGAAGTAAAAAACCGCATCGTCGGCACAGTCGTCAATGAGGTCTGCCTGTGCTTTCATGCGGTTTAACATATCGGGATTGCTGAAAATATCGTAGTTGCGGTAGGCCGCCTGTACAGACGAGACGAACGATTCCACCAGTTCCAGTTCGCGGGTTGAAAACTTACGCCCGAACACATCCTGCGCGTGGGTGAAGTATTCCCCAATGTAGGCGCACACCTTGCGGTCGTCATAGTTCTCCACGACGGTCGCGCAGAAAATTTCTGCAAGGTGAATCGCGGCCATCGGGTATTCCACGTTTGCAAGGTTTGTGCGGCAAAATTCAAGGAACGTCGCCCTCGGGATAGGCTTCAAATCTGCGATGGCCAGCGTGACCGTCGCTTGGAGCAAATTTTTATCCATAGAAACCTCCCATTATGCCCAAATAGAGCCCGGGCCTGTACAGGTAGCAGAACAGTTGACAAGTTCACAAGCAGAACCGCAGCCAGAGCCGCAGGTACTATAGCAATCGCCACCGCAACCAGTGCAGGCGTTAGTACATCCTTGACAGCCGCCGTGACAGTCACCTGTACATCCATAGCAGCTTCCTTCGCAACCACCATCACACCCGCTACAGTTTCCGATGCAGGACGTGCAGCCCGAGCAAGTGCCTGTGCAGCTTCCTTGACAGCCGCCTGAGCAAGTGCCTGTGCAGCCTTGGCACGTTCCTGTGCAGGTTCCTTGACAAGTGCCGGTACACGTTCCTGTACAGCCTTGGCAGGTGGTTTTGCACGTTCCCGAACAAGTGCCTGTACAGGTGCCGGTGCAGCCTTGGCAGGTGCTTTGACAGCTTCCTGTGCAGGACCCGGTACAGTTCCCTTGGCACGTTCCTGTGCAGGTTCCCGTGCAGCCTTGGCAAGAGTTCTTGCAACTACCGCTGCACGTCGTTTCGCACGAGCCAGTACAAGAACCCGTGCAAGACCCCGTACACGACCCCACGCACGACCCGGTGCAGCCGTTACAGGTGGTATAGCACCCGCTGGAGCAAAGCCCTGTGCAGGACGCCGCGCAGCCCGTGTCCGTCATTGACACAGCGTCCTTTTTCCCCAGTTCTGCAATGCGCTTTGCCATTGCATCCATGCGGATATAACTGCCCGACTCCACCTTATCGATTCCTGCCGGGTTGATGGCGCGGAGCGGGTCTGCGAGTTTTTGGCCGTGTTCTGCGAGGATGTAGCCGCCGGGCGCAGGCTTTGTCGAAAACTGGTAGGCGCTCCCTGCATAGCTTTGCACGGAGCCGACACCGCGGCGGCGGTTGCATTCGTTGTTCAACAGTTCTTTCAATCCGTTGAAGTCCTCGGCGGTGACGAACGACACCCCGCCGTAGTTATCCTTTGGCGTATATGCCATGCCATCACCTCCCCAGCCTTACGCGGACGCGGCGGATCCCGTTTTCGTCCGAATTTTCCACAGCAAAACCCACCGCGAACGCCGCCTGTGCCGGGTTGGAGACGGCAACGCCGACACCGGGGTATTTCTCACTCGGCACGATGTAGTCGCCCTTACGCACCCGGCCAATGACCTTTACGCGGCATCGGCCAATAAGGCCGACGGGGATAAAGCGCCCGATGTTCCACTCGAAGTAGTCGAAGCCGTCAGGCGGGGCATCGCCGCCGATAAGCTGGCCGAACTCGTCAGAATGAACACCTACAACGTGGCCGCCGTATGTAGCCTTGACGTACTGTTCCCGGTCAGACCGTTCATCCAGAGTGATAATATCTCCGGGTTCCGTACTCTCGCCGCGCGGGAAAAACTCGGCGTAGTCGTTATAAATCGGGTGGTACGTCTTGTTGCCCGTGATGTTCCCGCGACAGGTCAGCGTGTTCATGTAGACATCGCCCGCCGTGTTTACGTAGTTGTTATTTGAGCCGAACGAGACAACACCTGTGAACCTGCCGCCCTCTTTCTTCATGTACTTTTGCGTACCCATGCCGAAGAAGTCAATCATGCTGCGCTCTTGGTCGTATGTGAAAGCGTACCAGTGGCCGCCAGCAATTTCATCCACGAGGTCGCCGCCGGCGTAGACGCTGCACGCATTGCCGTTTACCGTGATTTTTTGCCCGGAGGTATAGCTTTCGCCCATGTAGACGTAGCCGTGAGAGTTGCCGTTGCCCGTAAACCGGTGGGTGCTGCCGCTGAGGTAGTCGGTATAGCGGCAGAACGCCGCAGTCGCCGGGGCAAAATAATCTGCCGTGTGACCGCCCAGCATCCCAGCGTTTAACTTCTCAATCAGCGTTCCGTCCGCGATTTTCGAGATGATAGTCTCTTTGTTGAAGGACTTCGCGGGTACGGCATCGTCGGCCTTTTTGTCTGCGGATTGAATGGAACGCTGGTTGGCAAGAATCATTTGCTGAAGCACATTGCAGACCTTGTTGAACTGCTGCGCCGTAGGCCGCCCATGAACGCCGCCGACGATGGACACCCAGCCGCCCATCCATTCATCAAGGTTGATTTCCGCGAGCGCACCATTTGTCGCAAATAGCGTACTGGTGCTAATATCGTCCATTTGATTTTCCCCCTTTACGTTATGGATTGGGCAAATTCACCCATCCCGAATCCCAGCGCGGCATCGTCGCAATCGGCAAAGCCGAAGAACTGCGTGTCCGAGCAGGAAATTCTCGCCGTCACGCCGGACGGGCGGATGACGATGCTGTGACTCTGCAAGAGCGAGAGGACGGCATCGGAAAAACTCGCCGTTATAGTGACATAAAAAGTGGCCGGTATCGTTGGGATTTCCGAGTAAACCACGGAAACCGCATTGAATACCAGCTTGCAGGCTGTAATCACATCTTCCACGGAGCAATCCGACGTGTTGAGCATGGCCTTATATTTCAAAAGCATCCTGTACACGTCATCATCCTCGGCCAGCTTTACATCCGAAATCATAATGCCCGCTTCGTGGCGGCTCAAATTCACGATGGTTCCGATTTGGTCGAGCTGCTTTCCTGTGCAGTTGTCAATCTGCCGCGTGATGAACAGACTGTCAATGGCAGCGTGCAGATCCTCCATCTGCTTTCCGAACGCTTCGATAAAGCGCCGGATGTTCGTCTTATATATGGTGTCAACAGGCGTTCCAATAATGAGGTCAACTGCCATCCTCGTTCACCCCCTTGGCTTCGGGCTGCGTCTGCAACACCCATGTTGTGGTCGATTTCATCCACATTTTCGGGGTGTTGCTTCGCAGTATGGCAACCGAACCAACGGAGCAACTGGGCATCTGTAACAGTTCGCTCTCGTCGTCGATTTCATAGAAATTCAAGTTTTCCTTGACAATGCGCTCGGGTCTGAACTGTGACGGCAGACTGCCGAGCCAATCCTCGCTTATGTTCCTACTCACTGACCGTCACCTCGATGCTGTCGTTGGTAATGGTCGGCTGCTGGCGCAAACCGACAATGATGGTTCCGTGTTTGTACACGCCTACCGTTTTGCCGCCGGTATCGTCGAGGTAGCCTGTCATGTCGATGTAGTTTATCCCGTTCACACCTTTGAGGATGGCCGGAATGAGCGTTTCCTGCATCTTGACGTTGCTGCCTGCCGTGAGTTCTGCGGTGGTGAGAATCGACTGAATTTTCTCCAAGTAGTTGTTGTCCAACTCGCTCTTGGTTACTTCCAACACGACTTTCAAGTGCAGGACACAGTTCTCGATGCGGGAGAACTGCACATACTGGCGGACACCCTCGGAGTCGGTGATGTAGGCATAATGTGAGCCATAGGGCCGGATGCCCGGCGCTTTGCCGTTCCATATCGTTTCGGCAACTTCCGTATCGTCACCGCCGCGAACGACGATTTCGATGCTGTGCGGCGGGCGGCCCTCTGCATCTTCTTTGTCGGTGTAGTTCTCGTATCCGCTGGCGTAGTCGCAGCCGTCCACATCCGCAAGCAGCGACGCGCAGATTCTATCAATCGTGTTGCTGCCGCGGATAGCGACGCTCTGTGCATAGCGAAGCCGGACCTCGGCATCGCTTTCCGCCAGCCGCCCGGGCGAATATTTGACCGCGTTGTTTACCGAGGTCAAGCCGTTCACGCCCGTGACGATTTGGGTTATCGTACCCAGCGGGAGCGAGATGTCGCCGTACTCGACGGTTTCATACGACAGGTTCGAGGTCACCTGTTCCACCTGCACGTTCGAGGTTAGTTCCGCATAGAACGAATCGTCCTCTTTGGTTCCCGTCGCCACAATCAGCTTTACGAGTGCGCCTGTGTCATCCATGTCATCGGTGATTTCCTCGGTAATGGTAAGGCCGATTTTCTCGCCAGCTTCCACGAACGCCGCCTTCATGGCATCATAGGCCGCCGCGTAGGTAGCGCACCCGCTGATGGTCTTTGTGTAGGCTTGGACGACGGTTCCGACGGAGCCGCTGTCAATGTTCTGATGCAGGGTAATCGTGTACTCCGTCACCTTGGACACGTCGGTTAAGACGGGCCGTACCTTGATGCGCCAAAAGTTTTCGCGGCTGATTTCTTGGTTGGCAGACGCTTGCAGCTGGCGTTCCGGCTGTGTCGTGGACTTCACAAGGCTGCCGTATGGAATGAGTGTGCCGTCGTCGCCTGTGCAGGCGAGGACATAGCGACTTCTTTTCCGTGCCTTGCGCATGAATCCCGAAATCTGGATGTCATTGTCCAAGTTTACCCCGTCAGCGCTGCCGGGATAAAGCTGGTAGTACACATTCTCGACTTCTTCCCACAACTGTTCCTGCTGATCGGCAAAGGACTGGACGATGACCGCGAAAAACGACTGCGGGTGTTCCGACGGGTCTACGCCGATAGTTCCCTTGAAATACTCGCACAGTTCGGAGAAAATCTCGTCAAGGCGCTTTCTTCTAAAGCCTGTGGGCAGCGCGCCGTATTCGCTCATGTGTACTCCACCTCACTTTCGATGATTTCGTCACTGGTTTCTACCGTGAACCGGCAGGTGCATTTTCGCTCGTCCTCGTCAAATTCAACGACGCAGCTTTTCACGTTCTTTACCTCGTCAAATTCCATGAGGGCAGAGCGGATGATGTTGGCAATTTCCTGCGTGTTCGGCTTTTTCACCAGTATTTTTTCAAAGTACGGGATACCGAGCTCCTCGTTATACTTCCACTCGGCCAGCGACCAGCGCAGCTTGATTTGAATGGCTTGCCGCAGGCTGTCGGTAACAACCACATCGCCGTCCTTGGTGAAATACAGGTCGCCGCTTGTGTCGAGCGCAAGATCCTTTATCATCGTGTCACCCTCCAATCAGCGAGCCGCCGACGTGCAAATTACCCTCGACGTAGGTTTCGTCGGCCTTGGCTTCGATGTAGTGGCCGCCGTCGTAGTAGATGCCGGCGGCGCCACTGCCGACCTTGATGCTTTTCTCGCCCACGGACACCTCTCCGGATGTCTCGGTAAGTTCGATTTTTGCATTTCCCCCGACCGTTGCTTTCAGATTCCCCTCGGAAATCTTAATGCCCGTGTCCTCGTTCAGCTGCAAGGACGCTTCATCCTCGCTCACAGTGGCCTGTGCATTCACGCATTTAAGCGTTGCGCCGTCATTCTTGATGACAGCGCTGTGGTCCTCGTCTCCGGCTTCTGCCGTGACCTCATTTTCCTTGATGGACACCTTTGTGGTGTCGTTCAGACTTGCGAGAATTTCATCTTCCTTGACCGACACCTTGGCAATCTCGTTCACGTCTCCAACGATGCCGTCATCGTCGATTTTGACGCTGACCGTATCCTTGAACTTGACGTGAATCTCGTCCTTTCCCGCGAGGATTTCGTTCTCCTCGGAAAACAGAATTGCCGCGTTCTTGGCCTTGGCCTTGGACACCGCGGCGGGTGCAGACTTCAACAGACACGGAACGCAGATTGCATTGGACAGGCCGAACCGCAGGCCGCTGGTGTAGTTTCCGCTCTGCCATTGTGACAGGGTGCTTTCACAGCAGACAATAAGACAGGCATCCCCGGCAGATACCGGGAATGCCACGCCTATCTTGCCATTTGCGGACATCGGCAAAACGATGGGGCAGCCCGAAATACTTGGGTACGCCATGCTCTTTCCGTCGGCTGTCCTAAAGGTCACAGACGGCTTAACCGATGCGGTCATACCGTTTGCCGAGGTGATGGTGCCGGGCATAGCCGTATGTACCCCGGACAGAGTATCGTCTATCAGACGTTTTATCTCGTCGAAAAGGCGCTGGGCCATTATTTCACCTCCAATAATTCAGCGACGCACACCCAAGAATCTTCACCGCTGCCCTCGCTATCCCCTTTCGTGTCGATTTTCGAGACACGGAAAGCGCCGGTCGCCAGCTTACTCGAAAGCATGACGTAGTCGTTCGCCTGGATGTGGCCGTTCATCAAAAACGTGACCTTCCACCCGGTTTGTGTTTTTCTTTTCGTCGTGTTGGCATTTTGGCTGTTGGACGTGGATGCGTTATCGTACAGCCGCTCGGGGTAGCCGATAAGTCCCGTCTCGGCGCTGAGGACATAGGCCATAGCCGTAATTGCCTCATTGGCCGCGCAGACCTGCACGACCCCGTTTTGAATGGAAAAGTTCGTGTTGCTTGCGCCACACACCTGATGGAACAGCGTTGTCGCGCTGCCCACGAAGCTGAAATTCTTAAACGACGGAAATGTACAACTCGGGCTGAACAGAATCGCGCACCCCATACTGACGGCGGCATCGGTAAGAATCTTCTTGCCGTTCACGCTGCCACGGTACGAAATGCTGACGTTGGTATCTCGTGTCGCCACAAGACCGTCAACGATACTAATTTCCGTACAGGTGTCAGCGCCCTCGTGCGCAGAATCAATATGGCTGACCGTTCCCTGTATGATGGTCGCCATATCGCCGTCGTACCCAGCCTGTAAGTCCACAACGCAGTTTTCTTGTTCCAGCACCGCGAGAGACTGCGGTGACAGGTTGTAGATTTTTATGGTGGCCGTGTTGTTCGATTCGCTGTCACCGCGCTCCACCTCGAAGTTGATGTGAAGAGATCTTCCCGTCACGACATCCGGCGCACCGATTTCAAAGCCCATCGTGCCGGTCGTTCCCGCTATGAGCCTGTACGCTCTCTTGAAATTTTTCATTCCAGCAGCTCCCCTGTCGGGATATAGCACAACGAAGCGCTCCCGTCATCGAAAGAATACCGCGTGATTCTCTCCTCCGTGGAAAGCACCACGAGCGCCCCCTGCGGCACGCTGTACGACGTGTACCACACGTTCAAGGGAAAGTTAGGCACTAGGCGTATACCGTCCACGATAGGCTCTCCCTCATCGTTACAGAATCCTATCGTCCAAAAGTCGCCTGTGCTGTTGTATGAGAGGTGCAGCACACACAACTCGCCGTCGAGCATTGTGCGGCAAAGGTAGTCGTTCTGCCCGGTTGGCAGGATGATTTTGAAATAATCCATATCTGCCCCCTTAGAACAACTTGGAAACTCTGTTGAGCATTCCCTTGGCTATCGAACTACCCTTGCTGCTACTTCTGCTAGACGAACTGGACTTGGAACTTGCGGTCTTGCTCGTGGTCTTTTTGGTGGACACGCTACCCGCGTTGGTTTTCGTGGTGCCACCGCGCGGGAAAGATACGACCACAAGGGCCGTTTTCTTTTCCGTCACGGTTACTTGGGTAAGCGAAAATTCAACGGTGACAGAATCGCCGCTCTCGGCATCATCCGGGATTTTCAGACTCGACAGGGCCATATTTTCCCATGTGTCGCCGTTCGCAATGTAGGTCACCAGCTTCCTGCTGACAAACAGCTTGCGAAGCTGGCGCGTGACTTCTGCTACCCGGTTCGCGGAGGACCCGTGACGGCTGTACCACGTCACCGGGCGGTTGGCAATGGTCGCGGTCACATTCAGCGTAGTTGCCTTTACGATGATGTCGTCGCTCGTCGTGTAGCCGTTCTCCGTTGCGTACTCCGGCACTTCTGCACTAAGCTGCTCGTCCTTGGTTTTGACAGCGTCGAACTCTATACCGCCCAAACTGGCGGGTGACGAAGCCCTCACGCCCATGCGACATCACCTCCCCGTGTGGGCCATTTGGTTCGCAAGCTCGTCCGCAGCGTTCTTGCTGGTGGTCTTGATTGCTCCCCCGGCCTTAGTGGCCATATCCTTGTCGGTGCAGTAGAACGTGTTCTGGACGTGCTGCTCCACCGAATTGTTATTCGTGTTCGTGGTCTTGCCCGCAGAAACCGTGTTCCCGAGCGTGGCCGTTTTCGTTTTCGTCGTAGGCTCAACACCGAAGAAGCTGGACACGCCATCTACCAAACCGCTCAGCGACGGGAAGTTTTGGTTTATCCAGCCGAACAAATCTCCAAGAACGCCCTTTGCAGAATCCACAAAATCGTTAATTGCGCCGAGAATGTCGATGCCGAACGCATCTTGGAAAATGCGGTTGATGTCCTGCACGACCTTGTCTACGGTCTCTTTCAGCGACTCAAAAGCCCCGGCTGTATCGCCGTTGATGATTTTTGAGATGAACTCGAACAGGCCGCCGAAAATAGTCATCACGAGGTCTACGGCCGCACTAATCGCATCGACGATGGAATCGCCGTATTCCGACCAAAACAGCTTCATGCCCGCTATGATAAGGGCCACGAACTGCGAGATGCCCTCAAAGGCAGCTTGTATCCGCTGCCAAATCCACATCGCAACGGCAACTACGGAGTCTCCGTATTCAGACCACCACGCCTTGCACTTGCCGACGACTTTGCCGACCAGCTGGTAGATGAAGTTGAACACCTGCTGCACGACGCTCCAAATCGTTTGGAGCACCGCCTGCACTTTGCTCTTATTCTCTTCCCACCATTGGCCTACGGCTTTAAGTACATCTTGCACTTTCTGCTTCAAGTCGCTGAAAAATTCCAAGATTTTTTCTCGGGCTTCGTCGGCATCTATGCCGGCACCCTCTAGCAGATCGGCAAAGACGGAATCCTTTCCCTGCAAGAACGAAACGAAGTCCTCGACCAGCAGGAACACCGCGAGGATCGCCCCTGCTATGAGCGCGATTTTTGCGCCAGCCGGATTCAGAAGCGAAAGAATCTTCTTTATGCCGCTGATAATCGTCGGGCCTTTCCATGCTGTGAAAATGGCCGCCACAGCCAGCGCCAGCAGCTTCAACATATTCTCTGTGCCGCCTACGGCACTCGAGATTTTGTCAAGGCCGGATTCGATAAGACCGAGCACCTTTTCCACAGCACCGAAGCCCTTTAGCATGACCTTAGCCACGGTTTCTGTGATTTTGAACTTCTCGTTCATGTCGGTGATTTTCTTACCGAATCGGTTGCTGATAATCGTCAGCGCGTCACTCACGCTCGCCGCAGTATCCTCGTACTTTTTGCTGATGGAGTCCGCCGCTTTCGTGTAGGCTTCTTTCACGCTCTTTGCCGTAAGCGTACCGCCAGCGGCCATAGATTCCAGCTGCTTTTCGGTTTTTCCCAGCCCCTCGGAGAGAACGTCTATCACTTCCGGGGCGGTCTTTTTCAGCTGCGCAAACACAGTGTTGGAAACCGTACCCGTTGAAAACACGCTTTTGAGCATCGTCTGCACGTTACTCAAATTGCTTGCCTTGCCCGCGACGGTTTCATTCTGCGAGAGCAGCTTTGCAAATTCCCGCGCGTCGTCGATTGGGAACAGGTCTTTGCTCTGCGACGAGAGGTCCGCGACATAGGTGCCGAATTCCTCGTAGCTGGTGCGGCACTCGTTGGCCGACTGCAAGATTTTATCCTGTATCGCCTGCTGGTCTTCAAGGCTGTCCGACGCATACTTGATTTTGTCGTTGACCTCGCTGAACGACTCGACGATTTGGTTCATCTTCGTCAAGCTGACCGTGATGCCGATAAAAGAGAGCAGCTTTGTAGCCTGTGATTTCAGCTTGCCCAACTCACTCAGCGCTTCGTTGGACGACTTCTCGTCGAGGTGCGGGTGAATCTTATGTTCGCTGCCCTTTTCCGCGGTTTCCTGCATTTTCTTGACTTCTGAATTGGTCGCGGCCTGGCTCGCCTTGTCAATCATAAAGCGAACGACGTTGACGAGGTCAGACAGGACCATTGTGCTCGCTGCCACTTGCTACTCACTCCCCCTCTTGACGCTTACTGCGCTGATATTCGATGTCCTGTGCCATGTCGTACAGCGCATACAATTTCAGCGCTTCGTCCAAGGTGTAGCAGTTTTTCAACTCGTACATCGTGGCCTTGCCCGCTGAAATCAGCGCGTACATTTTCAGTTCTAAATCGCTGCCGAAAGCGGCTGCGTCAAACTCTCCGTACTCTGCGAATGCTTCTCCTTGACGGCATCCATGAGAGAGCCAAATGGGATGCCGAGACCATCGAAAAAATTTCCGAAGTTCACCGTCAGTACCTTGACGCTAAGGCGCACGGCGCTCCCGAGGTCTTGGCAGAAAATCTCGTTGAAGTAATCAAGGTTCAGCACCTTGTAGCGCTTCTCGCGGTCCACCTCGTCATCATCCACGAACGTGATGTTGCCGTAGGCCAGCAGCAGATCCGTGAACAGCTTTTGCAGATTCTCGCCCGACAGGCCGTTGATGGCATGGGCGAGGTTGTCGATAGAGATATTGCCAACGGCCTTTTCAAAGTCGATGCCCTCGTCATCCTTGCCTTTTACGGAGTCGATGTACTGCTGCATAGCCGGAACGAATAACTGCAATACCGGCACCAAAAGCACCATCAGCGTACCGCAGACGGCCACGGAGTCCATAGCCGCGAACGGATGAATCTGGTACTGGATGCCCGCCACCTCATACGGCACCGGGCGAAACTGCTTTTTAAGCTGCATAACGCCCTCCTATTAGGTGTCGTAGTCGCCGTAGGCAACAAGGATTTTCCAAGTGTGCGTGGCGGCGGTGCTGCTGTACCCGTTCTCGGGGATGTTGGCAATGCTGCATCCCTGCCCCTTGAACAGCGGGTTACTGCCGAGGTCACGAATCATCATGTCGAACATCCCGTCGTAGGTGTCGCGGTCACGCTTGTAGCGGTTCATCAGCCACTCGTCCGTGGGGCTGCCGTAGTCGGTCACAACCTCGACTTCGTACATGCGGCTGGGGTCCATACTGCGGACGACCTCGCCGTAAGCGCCGGAGGTGTAGGATGTGCCGCCGCCCGACGGGGTAATCTTGATGAACGAATCTTTCGTCAGGCCGCTGGCGACGTGACTGTTGTCGAGGATGCACTTCACGCGGTCGGACGCATAGGTTTTAACTTTCGTCTTATTCATTGCTCACATCTCCTTTACGAAGCCAGCGTGCCGCGTACCGCGACATTGTGGATAGCGCCAGCCAAACGAGCCTCAAAGGTGCAGTTCTCCAACACGCGCTGGTGACGCTTCGCTTCTTCCAGCGAAGAACCGCGCGGCACGGCGGTGGTATAGCCCGGGATAGTCACATCACCCTGCACCTCGTCATCGGCAATGCCGCCAGCGGAGCGGCCCTCCTCCAGCGCAGAAATCATGCAGGACTGAATCATCGAAATGCCGGTGTCGGTGAACGGCACCTTGTCCATTTTGATGAACAGTTCTGCGACCTTGCGCTGGATGCGGTCAACGAGCCAATCCTTGAACAGCACCACATCGGCCCACTCGCCGCTGCACGTCTTGCCGCCGTAGGTGACGTTGTTGCCGTACAGGTTGACATAGCAGGCGGTGTTGATTTTGTCCATAGCCATGATTTCGCTCTGCGTGAGCGACTGACTCGCCAGCCCGGGGATGTTCTGATACTGGAACGTGGCAGAACCCGGGTCAAGCGCGAGGACGGCAGAGGCTTCGCCCACATTGGCGTAGTCGGTGTCCTGCGTCTGATGGAACACGCGGGTACGTTCCGGGTCGCCGGAAATCACCTTGTCACCAATGGCCGTAGTGCCGACAAAAAGCATCGTGCCAAGGGTAACGGCTTCGTTGGCTTCCGAGAGCGCCTGCAAATCGGAGTTGGAAATGCCCACCGGGCAGATGCCCCAAAAGTCGTTGGTGTAATCCAGCGCGCGCTGGAGCGTTTCAGAGATTTTCTCCACGCCGGAACTGGTGTTCTGCTGGACGGCGACGTAGACGATGTCCGGCAGCTTGTTTGCTTTCAGCACCATCTGCATCGCGCCGTACACGGGGTCGGCATCGGTAAAGCCTGCCGTTTCCAGTTCTTCCAGTGCGGTCAGGGCGGAATATGCACCGACCGGGGGCGTACTGGCGCTGCCGGGAGTTTTCGGTGCGGGGCAGATAATCAGCATGTGGCCGAACCGCGTTGCAGACGCGACGGTCTTGGAAACGCTGATCTGAACATCAACGATGTTTTCGACTTTCAAAGAATTCAAAACTCTCACTCCTTATATTCGATTTTTGCACCGGTAAAATACCCGGCTTCTTCTTGTGCAAGGCCCGCGTCAGCACCGCTATCCGTCTGCGTGTACGGAGTTCCGGGGCTGCGTATCAAGGCCATATCTTCCAAGGTCTGATAAAAGCTGACTGTGAGCATCTGCTGGGCGCGGAACGGAACAGACACACCGTTCCGCAGATTTACGATAGGCAGACAATCTCCGCTCGTGGAAACGTCGATGTCGTTGTCGTACATGAAATCCCCTGCATACTCGCTGTTGAGGAACAAGCCAAGCTGCATGAGGTCTGCCACCGCTGTGTTGAGCGGCTGCATTCCGTCCCCCTGCGGTGTGCCGAGGGTCACCAATTCCACCGTGCAAGTAAACTGCATAAGGAACGTGTGAACCTCTTTGCCGTCCACGACGTTGAGGAACGCAGACTGGCCCGGGGCCTTTGTCGCAGCCCCAAACGAAACAACGACATACGGAACACTCGGCATCGGTGCGTTCTGCCCGCCAACGACTACTGCTGCTTTGCTGTACACCAGCGAGAGAAGCTCTATGACGGCCTTTTGCGCTTTAAGTGTATTCATGTTTACCTCTGCATTTCTGTCTCAGGAACGGCGGAGAAGCTGGCTTGCCAGTGCGCAAGAATCGTGTTTCTCCACTTTTGGCAGGACGTGCAGGTATACCACACGCCATCCACGAGAATCAAATCGGCCTTTGTGCCTTTCTGCTGGTCGTCAATACGAAGTTCCGAATCGCAGTAGACCGTCAGCTTTTTGTAAGCGCGGCGGCCCTCTGCCGTAACTTCCACGTCATCACCAGCTGGCTGGACATCCAGCTTGATTTCCGATTCTGTGTAGCTGCTCTTGGCGTACCCGCCGACAAACTCCTGCTTGGCGTACCGCCGCAGCTTATATTTTCTCTTGAAAATATCCACTATTCGTCAGCCTCCTTGATGAAGAAATGAACCGACTGGCGCATATGGCTGCTGTCAATCAGCGGCTTTGACGAGCCTTTCTTGCGGATGGTGGACGGTGCGTTCGGCTCAAACTCACCGTCGCGGATCTCATTCTGCGTTACGCCTACCAGCATATCGCCTATCGAGGACAACGCCTGTTGGGCGCTCATTTGCCCGGAGCCGACAGCTTTTGCCGCAGCACCGCAGGCTTGCGTTATCTCGTCCACATGGTTCTCTACGGATTGCCGCATAAAAGGACGGCTCGGCGAATGAACCGAACCGTCCTCATTCAGCGTACCGAACTCGTTACAAAAAGCGACTTCCACAAGCGGTGTTCCATCCTCATAATCATCTTTGCCTACTTGGAATCCGACGCAGACTTTTTTATCTGCCAACTCCTGCAACTGGGCAAAATACGCTCGCGCTTCGGGCGTGAGGTTTACCCCAACTGTGATGTTGTTTGCCATTGGTCGCCTTTCCTTTCATCAGTGCCGAATCATAATCGGCGTGATAGCAAGGTTTCTGAGAGCCAAAAACTGAGCGCCATAAGAGGTAAGCAAATACTCTGCGTCAGTGTTCGCCCCGCCGGAGGATGCTGTGGTAGAGCCGAACGAAATACTCTCGCCGCCCTCTGTCACGCTGGCAAGTCGGCCGGTCTGCGCAAGAGAACCAAGGCTTGTATCGCCATACCCTGCCATCTTCATCCTGTGGGCGGTGAGGTACGCCATCGCTTGGATGTAATACTCACCGAACCGCTCGGCGCTCACGAGGGGCGCAGACAGCTTGATAAACTTTCCGACGAATTCATCGGTGCATTTCTCGTCCTCGGAAAACTCCGGGGCGATCAGACGTATGGTTTCCAAAATCTCGGCTTGCTGTACCTCGGTCATCGTTAGTCCTCCGTGGCCGCAGCCTTTTTGCCTTTCTTGGCAGGAACAGCAGACGGGGCCACATTTACCACGTTCACCGTGGTTGCTGCGCTTTCAGCCGCAGGGGCAGCGTCTTTCTTCTGCGCTTCTTCGGCAGCCTTGACGGCGGCGGCCAGGGCTTCCTCCTGCCGCTTTGCCGCCTTGGCAGCTTCGGCATCTGCCTGCACCTTGACATCCTCGGTGTCGAAAGCCAACTCACCGTTGCGAACCATGTCCGCAATGATGGGGTTGTTGCCGAAAGACACGGGCAGTTCACCGCTCCCGTCGGGCAGCAGGGTCAAGGAACCGATACCGACAACTTTGCCGGTCTTGTTGATGATTTTCATGGCGCTTCTCCTCTCTTATACGCCCTTGGCGATCAGCATGGACAGCGGGAAGTAAATCATAATACCGCCAGTGCGGGCTTCGCACGGAACGGTGATTTCCAGATTCTTCGGCTGCACCGGGTACTGGTAGAACATCAAGGGCTGCTCGAACGTGAACTTGTCCGGGTCTTTCTTGAACATGAACGCGCAGTTGACATCGTAGGGGTTGATGTCGCTGTCAGCGGCCAGTTCGGACGCGGGAACGATGCGCTTCAGATACGGAGCGTTCTCCATGATGAACTTGGCCACCGTGTAGCCGGTGTTCGGAATCTGGCGGGTGCTGATGTCGATAAACACATCATCGGGCAGACAGAGGGTGTCCGGGCGCTCCACATTCTTGGTGATGCGGGCGGTGTACTTCTGCATACCGTTGATGTCCACCATGATTTCCTCGGCGGTCTTGCTGTTCCAGTCGGTCTTGCCGCTGGCACCAGCAGGGATGACGTACAGCGGCACGTTATTGCCGGAGGAGAGAACACCCTGCAAGCCCGTCTCGTCGTCGCCGGCCCACGCAATGCGGTTCAGCGTGTAGTCGATAGCGTAGCGGGCAGCGTCGGCCTTGCGGGCATCAAGGTTCTTGCCCGCCATGCGGCTGGCGCGCATTTCCTGCACGGAGTAGCCGTAGCTTGCGCCGACGCTCTTGACCTGTGCGGTGTGGGGTTCGCCCTTGACATCAGCACGCGGCAGGTCCGTCGCGTAGTTGCTGATGATTTTTGCGATGCCAGTCTTGTCGTATGCGTAGTAAGTAATGGACTCCGCGCCGGGATCGACCTCGTTAGAAACCGGGAACAGGCCCAAAGCGGTAAACTCGGGATACTGCTTGTCGTAGGCGTGGGACTTCACGAAGTCCAGTTCACGGGCGAAGAACACACTCGCATCCTCGACACTGTCGTAACGCTTCCCGGAAGTGCCGAGCAGAGACGCGGCAATGTTGCTTGCGCGGAGAGCGTCAGCGTCGGCGCGGTCATAGCGCCGATTCTTCTGATTCTTTTTCATGGCTTATACCTCCTTTAGCCCTGCGCCTGGTTGTACAGTTCAACAGGCGCAATCTCGCCGGTACCCTTGCTGCCGCAGAAACGGCCTTTCAGCGCGACGGTAGTACCGTCACCCGCCGCGTTGGTGAATTTGCCCGCGTCATCGCCGGAGATGATGAGGTAGAGCGCGTCACCGAACTCCGGGGTAACGGACTTCGGGATGCGACCCCATGCGCGGCCATAACGCATGACGCTGACAGCAGCGCCCGCAGACACGGAAACGACACCGTCGAGGTCGTGCTGCTGGGTGAAGCTGTTCAGAGCAATACCCTCGAACTTTGCGGCGGTGTCGCCGGTCTTGGGTACGCGGATGTTGATGCCCTTGCTGTCGCCGGTAACGACACCCATGCCAAAGAGCAGCTGCCCCTTGTCTGCCGCGTTCAAGCGGGAGTCGGCGGCGTAATCGGACAGGTCATAGAGAGAACCCGCAACGCCACGGGGCATTGCGTAATTGTAAGAAGTCTGGACACCCATTAGTCGTTACCTCCATTCATCATCTTGTTGATCATGCGCTGGCGGGCCTGTTCAGCGCCGGAAACGCCGTCGTAGCTGTCATTGCGACGGGTGGCAGCACCCATCATCTGACGGCGCTGGTAGTTGGTATCCTTGCGAGTGGACACCTCGGCCTTTGCCATATCATAGACCGCGTTGATATAGGCCGCAGACTTGCCGTCAAGGCGCATATCCGGGCGCAGCTTCTTGATGACGGCTTTCTTGCCAGCCAGCAGAGACATATTCTCCACGCCGTCGATGTTCAGACGGTCGGCCACACGGACAACGTCAAGGCGCTGGCGGAAAGCGCGGTCGGCGGCATCGGCGTTCATGGACTTGGAGCCAGCCTGTGCGACATCGTCCTCGTCATCGTTGCACTCGTCGTCATCGTCCGCGTTCTCCTCGGTGTCGTCATCGTCATCGTTCTCGGCGGCGGTGTCATCGTCGTCGGAATTGGTATCCTCGTCGTCATCGTCATCCGTGTTCTCGGCGGTGTCGTCATCGTCGGTGTGGGCCGGGGCGGCGTTGAAATCGTTCTGCGCCTGCATCTGCTCGATGCAGTCCAGCAGGGTGCCGATGTCCTCGTCCTGGTTGGCAATAATGCCCATAGCGCCCTGGATGTCCTCGGGGTCGCCGTCGGAATCGCGGCGGTCGCGGCGGTCCATAACGGTCTTGATGATGTCGCTCACCGCAGGAACGGCAGGGTTGACATCGTCATCATCCTCGGTCGTCTGCAAGGCGGCATCGTCATCTGCGGCCGCCTGCATACGCTGCTGGCGACGCTCGTTGTACTGCTGAATCACAGCTGCCAGTTCCTCCGGGCTTGCGCAGTCCTTGCGGGCGGCGCGCTTCGTAGCTTTCTTCATTTTAGCTTTTCCTCCTTTGAGCGGTTTCGGATCCTTGCTGTCGATGTTCAAGCGAGCCTGTTCCCCTGCTCTTGCGGCATCGACCAGCGCAAGGTGGTTGATTTCGATATTCCTCTGGATGGCATCGTAAGGTTGCCCATCGTACACGCCGGGGGTTTCATCCAGCGTCAGCGCATAGCCAAGGCTCAACTCCCGCAAGCCGCTCTGTTTCATGCGGTTTGTATCGTGGATGATGATTTTTGCCCTTACATCGTCGCCATCCCTGTACCCCTTGGAAAGAATTGTGCCGATGGTTTCGCGGTGGGCGTTGTCCTTATTGACCTCGCCCGCGTCATGGGTCACGATGATGGGCTTACCCTCGTAGCTTTCCAGCGACTTATCATTGAACACTTCCTCCGGCAAGCGGAGTTCGCGCCGAATCGAGCCGTCCGGGTTGGCATATTCAAAAATGCCGCATGAGGTGAGAATCGGATGGTCCACCAAATACCCTTCCTCGGTGTAGTAGGTTTTGTCCAGCGGAATACTGTCAAGTCGAATTGCTTTCGTGGTCGTCACTCTCCTTTCATCGAACCTTTCAGTTCGTATCACACAGTCAACTTTCATCACCCCTCCCCAGCGGCAAATTCAGTTCGTCTATATCAAAAACAGGGATGGCGACGCAGCGGCAGTTATAATCCTGCCCGGGGTTGCATCGTCTCCCTGTCCTTGAATCAACTACCGGCGGGTCATCATACGAAAACACCCGCCCGTCCAGCTTCTTGTGGTCTGAGCGAACACGCTCGTCGCCCGATGTGGACCACTTGTAGCGTCGCACACCAGCGTCTTTCTGCTGGCGTTCCGTGATGGCGGCGTTCAGCTTGGCCGTCTGGTCTCGGGCGATAAAGGCCGCGTGGCGCTTGTCTATGCCGTACTGCGCCTGTATGTCGCGCTGTATGTCGGTAAGACTCTTGCCGTCAACGAAGCCGTCCATGACGATGTTCTCCATTGCGTCCAACGAATCCTGCGGAATCGTCTTTATCAAGGAAACTCCGTCATTCACCCACTGTTCCAGTTCCGTCGAGAAAAACGCGCCGGAGTAGTAGTCATCCAGCAGATCGACACCAAGCGTCCGCTTCACGAGCCGTTTCCACTGCTTCGTACTCAGCTTTTTGCCGTTCTCTCCTACCTTGCGCAGATGTGCCAGCAGGTCAAAGGCATCTATCCTTTCCTGCAAGCGATCTCGCATTTCTTGGAACGTATCGGCAATCGCCCTCTGCAAATCAAAAAGGCTGTCGTTCCGCTTTGAACTTTCCTGCTCATTGCGGATGGCAGCCTTTATGCGCGGTGCATATTCCTTGAACGTCTCCTGCACCAGCTTCATATATGCGTCGGAAACACGCTTGTACTCCCGCTGTGTCTGCTCCGGGTATTTCGGAACAGCAGCAGCGGTCACGGTCTTGGCTTCGCGGATGCGGCGCGGTATCGCCTGTTTCAGCGCACCGTTGTAGGCATCCTTATCCATTCACATCACCCTCTGCGTCGGCATTGCGCGGCGCAAGGTACGGCAAAATCACGTCCTTATACCGCACCAGCGAATCATAGAACGGCTGGAACACGTTGCCGCCGGGTACTTCGCAGCGGAGAATTTCATCCAGCGAGTACAGGGCGGCATTCGACATTTCCACGTCGTCCGCATGGGGCAGCCCATAGAAATCGTCGCTGACGTAGATGTAAATGGGCTTGTCCTCTCCGGGCAGCCCATAGCCCGGGCCGAGAAATTCCAGCTTATTGATGGTCACGCCAAACTCCTCGGCAGATTCACGCACAGCGGCCTGTGCAGGACTTTCGCCCTCCTCGATGTGGCCGCCAGCGCTGCACCAGCCACCGCCGTTCTTGCGGTAGCCTACCAAGATGTGGTGCTGCATCACGAGGATTACGGCCGCCGCAAACGGTTTTTGTTCGTCGGATTCATCATCTTGCGTCTGAGAACGCGAGGGCCGTTCTGTGAGGGCCGTATTCGCATTGAGCGGTGAAGTTATATTCTTTTGCGTTACGCCGCTTGTAGGGGCATTTTCCTCGCCCAAGCCGAAATCATCAGAACTGCCGCCAGTGGCCCCCACTTTGTCCAGCAAATCCTCGGGGTCGAGCGCTTCGCTGCTCTGCAACCCGGCGCGGACCTCTGCGGGGTCGATGGCTTGAATATCGACGTAGGTTTGAATCGTCTGCGCAGTCACCAGCTTCGTGTCGGCTTTCATCTTGTCGATGTTCGCCTGCTGCTCGTCGTTCATATTCCACAGCGGATTGAACGTGATTTGGTAGTCCGGCATCTCCTTGATTTTGTGCTGGTACACGCCGGACAGCAGAATCGCGTCCAGCAAACGGCGCAGGTTCGATTTCAAGTTTTGTTTTTGGTCGCCCTCCACATAGTTGTAGAAGTTCTCCATGTCGCTCTTGCCCGTGGCGTTCTCACCTGTCGGGCTTGACCCGAACAAAAGCGTCTGCGGGATGTGCGACACGGACGAAAGCAAATTGCACTGTGCATCGAGGATGTCCTTAACGCCGCTCAACTGGAACGTCTGGAATGAGTAATCCTCGCCGTCCGAGTCGATGATGATGCTGTTCAGAATACCCCGTGCCATGTCAATGGCATCAATGCGCTTCAGCACGTCGTCCTCGCCGCTGGTCGTGGACAGTTTCGAGGACAGGCCCTTCATCTTGTAGATTGCCTGCACCGAGCGTTCCAGCATACGGACACCGTCACCGTGGGCTGTCACCGTCTGCTGCAAGGCGCGCTTGATGCGGGTGTACTCCGGCGCGCCCCAGTAACGGTACACATTGGACGTGCAGTTCTCCGGCAGGCGGCCATTACGGAACACCAAGCAGCGGCTCTCATGTACGGTAAACGACCCATACGACGAGAACACATAGAAATACTCGGGCTGCCCTGTCTTGCCCCTGCGGTAGCTTTTCCTGTCGCCGGGGTTGTTATTGTACAGCGAGTTATAGTCCGGCTGAACGACGGCGCGCTCATACACCAGCAATTCGTCGATGTTCCGCACGTCATCCCAATTCAGCGGCTCATCCAGTCCTTTTCCGTCATCTACCATCATTACGATGATAGAGCCGCCGAACAGCCTCGACCACTTCAACGCGGTTGCAAGGTTGCCCTCAACGTCGAGTTCGTCACTCTTGTCTTGCAGGTACTTCGTTACATCCTCGTCGTTCACGCCGATGTCAAAGCCGTGCTTTACGGCTTCTTCGGCCGGCACGTCGATGATTTTTGCAAACAGGCCGTCACCCTCGTAGGCGGCGCACAGCTTGCTGTCCAACGTGGCCCCCTCGGCCATAAACTCGAACTGTTCCGAGCTATCCTTGGCCGTGCCATACCGCGTCACCATGTTCACATAACCGTCGCGGTGCAGCATCTTTTTGCCCTCTTTCCGGGCATCCAATTCTTCAAGAACCTCTTTGCCGCGCTGCACGAGGGCAAACGTGCGCAGATCTCTTCCGTTTTCCATGTGTTCCGCTCCTAAATCAGAGAATCCAAATTGAAGATACCGCTTTCAATCTCGGAGAAAGCGTTGGCGCCAGCATCGACCATGTCCTTGAATTTGGACTCCGGGAAAGATTCAAGCTGACTAACGAACGGGTCGTTCCACGGGCCGAGCATGAGGTCGAACATACCAAACTGCCACTGGGCCGCCCACGGTTCTGCGCGGGTTTCCTTGCTGCCTGTCTCCTGCTTCACAACAGCGGGGAAACCCGACAGGTATTTCATGTAGCTTTCAGCCTGTTCCTTGCCAGCCTGCCCGGGGTCTTGCGGCAGGCGCGTCACGACGTAGCCGTACCGCGACCTGTCCATGACGCAGGTGTTGTATATGGTCTTTCGGACATCGGCGGCGGCAAGGCGGACATTTACCACATCTGCGATAAGGTAGCGGCCATTGCGCCGCTTGCCCATGAGGACACCAGCGGTAGCAGCGGGTTCCGAGCCGTTCTCGCCGCTCTCGGTGGCGGCAAGGTCCCAGCAGCGGCACCAAGTAACGACATCGTCCGGGATGCTCTCCAAGAACGCGCCGATTTGGCTCCGCTTGAAGTACAGACCGGCGGCGGGCTTGATTTTCCAGTTGCCTTTCAGCAGACGCTCACGGTCAATCAAGGCCAGCGACTTTAGGTTCGCCATGTACGCCGGGTCTTTTTCAAGCAGGATTTGGTTGTCCTCGATGTTCGACGCGATGAACGTACAGCTTTTCACGCCTATGCGCTCTTTCTCCGTTCGTAGGTCAAATTTCTCGTACAGCTCTTCCCTGCTGTTACCCCACTCGATTTTCTCACTGTGACGGATGAAGTAACGTATAACGCCGGACCGCTCCTGTATCGGGTAGCCCGTCTCTTGGTCTATCCACCACGAGATGAAGTTGGCGACCCAGCTGTCAGCGTCCGGATTGCACGTTGCCCGCACATAAGGCTTTACGCCGCACGTTGTACGGCAGCGGGATTGCAGGTAGAAAAACGCCTTTTCTGTGAAGTGCGTCAACTCGTCAAATTCCAGCAAAGCAATCTGTGCGCCCTGCCACTTGAACAGTTCCTCGTCACGCTCTTGGTGCTGGAAGCTGACACGAGCGCCGCTCTTGAACACCCATTGCAGCTTGGGAGATTTTCTCGGCACAGCGCCTTTGATGCCGCCGTAGACCTCGAAACTTTCATCCCATAGGCCGCCCTCGACGGTTATCTGCACCGCGTTCTTACGGAGAATGACCGCGCCGAAGTTCTTATTTCTGATGTGCCGTAGCGGCTCCATGAGGATAGCGAACGTCTTTCCTCCGCCCGCCGCGCCGCCGTAAATGATGATGTCGGCATCCGAGGACATAAACCGTTCCTGTGGCCCACGCTGGGGCTTAACCACTGTCTGAGCCATTACCATCACCGTCGTTTCTGCCGTTATCCGGCAAGTAGAACACAACATTGTTGGCATCCTCGGCGGCGGGAACAGGCTCTTGCCGCTGCCCCCACTCGCCGCGCCGTCTGTTGTTCAGCCAGTACATTTGAGCCATCGTGTCCGGCGCAATGTGCTTTTTCGTGGTCTTCACACGAACAGGCTTCACAGATCCGTCCGGGTTCACATCAACGATGCGTTCCGTTTCCTCTACGTCGTAGCCGAGGGCGCGCTTATACAGCATCTTCTCGACCTTGGCATCGGCCATGTCCTTTCCGTTGGACAGGGATTCTAGGAAAGACGGATACTCCTTTTTCCAACGATGGAACGTGCGCACGGAAATCCGCATTGCTTTGGCTATTTCTTCGTCTGTCGCACCTTTTGACGCAAGCGACCACGCCCAATCGTCGTGATAATCCTTGTTATACTTCGAGGGCGGTGCCATGCGCTCACCTGCTCTCGTTCAGGTAATCTTCGCACAGACGCTCGATCAGTTCCCACCTATTCTTGCTGCTGACGATGCCAGCCTTTTCCGCTTTCTTGATAGCGCTCTTGATGGTATCGGCGGCATCTGCCGGAATCGCATTGCTGCCGAACAGCTTCGTGAGGTACGTCCATTCTTCATCCTCATTGAAGCCGACGGCGTTCATGCGCTCGTTGGCGTTCTCAATCATGGAGTGGACGGCTGCACCCACATTGCGGATGTCCGTAAACTGCTGATACTTGCCGAGGATTTCGACAAACCGCTGGCAATCATCGTAGGATGCCACGCCTACGATTTCAGACCCCTGCAATGCCTTTACCAGCACATCCATATCCGCAATCTGATGCGGCAGGAACGCAAACGTCACGTTCTTGAAGTCGAAATGCACGGCAGGCGAAGCCAGCTTCTCGTACTGTTCCAGTGGCTCCTCCATGATCTCTTTGCCGATGTAGCTTTCCAGCATATCGTCCACGTCGGTAATCATCTTGCAAATCTCGCGCAGCGTGGACTCGTCATCAAAGCCGGCAATAGCATTGTGGGCCAACTGCTTCGCGGCGATTTGGGAGCGGGTCAGACCGCTCACGTCGATAATGGCAATCAGTTCCTTGATGCCGGCGGCGCGGGCACTCTTGATGCGGTGATGTCCGGAGACAATCTCCAACCTGCCATTGGACAGAACAAGGAACGGCAAGCTCTCCAACTGGCCGCGCTTCTTGATGTTCTGCGTCAGCTGGTCCTGCATCTCGTTCTTCATAATGCGGGCGTTGATGTCCTGCTCTTTCACGAAGTCGATGTTCACCTTGGCGATAACAAGGCCCGAACCCATGTCATAGATTACTTCGTAGTTTTTACTCTGTTCTCCTGCCATTGTTTTTCCTTTCTAAGCCACTCCGTGAGCGTTTCTTTCTCGCTGCGGGTATTGATGATAGGCGCTTCATACGTCAGCTTGTAGCCCTGCTGCTTGTCCACAGCGCGGGAACACAGCTTCATAATGCCGCGCACCTCTTTGTTCTCCGGGTACTTGGTAATCATGGCCGTGCGGATTTTCGTCACCTTTTCGCGGTCAAGTTCATCAAGCAGGGTGTCGCAAAACTCCCTGTTCTGCGCCAGCATATAGCAAAGGCGGCCGAGCCTGTATGTCTTATGCGGTACTTTCATCACATACCAGACAAACAGCGAATCAGCTGCCATTTTGGAGATTCCGAATACTGCGGCAATGTAGCCGTCAATGAGGACTGCCCTGTTCCACGTTGCAGACGATCCGACGAAGTTGTGCGTCCACAGTTCGCGGTAATACTGCGCTTCGGCCGCCTTAATCTGAATGATGCGCAGCTTGCTGTCCTCTCGGATTTCGTAGTCGCGCGGGAGCATGCTGCACTCCAACGGTTCCAGCTTGCTTTCCGACGGGCGCTTAATTTTCTTACCGTGGGCCAGCGCTACGGCTTCTTCCTCGCGGTTCGTGGTGATGTAGCTGTTGAGGTCGGCGCGGGTACCGGCCCGGGCAAATATGGTATGCCCGACGGCTTCCCCTGTGCGCTTCTCTTGGTAACACACCACAAGCGCCTTGGAATTCATGCACAGGTCGTACAGCTGCTGATGGCCCGTCGCCGGGTCGAACATCTGATACGGCGGCTCTTTCCACGTCATCTTGCCCTGCGTGTCGTAGAACTTCTCATACCCCGAAAAGTATGTAGGCGGGTTGGCAATAACCAGCGCATGCGGGTCGTCAAGAACCTCGCGCAAGTGGTCCCACATATCCAGCGGGCGGTAACTCATGCCGTGCAGAAGCTCCCTTGTCGCGTCGATCTGCTTCTGTATGCTGGCGATATGCTCCGTCCTGCGGTACTTCAAATCCACAAGCATATTGTGGAAATACTCGGCGCCCGCGCTCTTCGACGTGCGGAGATACATCTGCGCATACAGCGCCGTGGCCGGGTTGAGCAGTTCCTCGTCGCTGAACCCCTGCGCGTGGATTTCCAGCGGTGCAAGCGACTGGTCGGTAATCGCATACCCCAGCACCGATGTCATCATAGACACGTCGCTCGTCTCGATTTGCTCCGGCTTGAAGCCATTCCGCACAGCTAGGTTTGCCATTGCGAACGTGCCAGCGCACGGCTCTACAAACCTCGTATAGCCCGACTTGGCTGCGGTCTGAATCAGAGTGACGAGAAAACGCTGCTCCGCTGTGCCGAGACAGCCGAGGAACATCTCGCCGGGGTCTCTAAAGAACGCCATTGCATCGAACCTCTTTCCTCAAAAAATGGGCAACAAAAAAGAGCCACACAATCGTGTGACTCTCTATATGGACCGGACACGCGGCTTGGGCGCGGCCTCTGCATTGGATACGCAGTGTGCTACTGTAACACTATGTCCGGATATAGAGCGGGCTGTAATCGGTCTAAGCGCTTCATACAGCCCACCGGGGAACCTTAGAAGAATGATAATTGCTCGGGTTGTTTGGCCTTCTCTGCGGCTTCCTGCTCGGCCTTGATGCGTTTCTGCACCGCGGCGGGCAGCTTGGGCTCCTGCGGGTTGAACAACTCGCTGATTTCTTGCCCGGTTTGCAGTTTCCACCATTCAGCGAACACCGTTCTGTGACACCATTCGCCGGGAACGCGAACGTCCTCGTAGCAGCACAGGACAACGTCTTTGCCGTAGGACAGGTAGTTCTCCAAAATCCGCTTGATTTTGAACGGTCCCGTCTTATCGAGGTAGCGGAAGTACGGCGTTCTGAACCGTTCCACGTTTGTCTCGCTGAATAGCCAGCCCGGAGGTGCAATCTCCGCAATGTTGCCTTGCAGTTGATACTTCAAGGGGAATTTAGGAGGAGTGCGAGTCACCCCGACTACCGTGTACTTATCACCGGCAAGTTCCGGGTTTGAGTAGCGGCTGGTGAAAATCTTAGGCGGCATCGTTCTTCACCTCCCCGTACAGCTTCTTAACCGTATCGACACCCTTGCGGATTTCGTCGTTCAGATTGTAGCCGAGGGATTCATAGAACCGACCGTGTACCATGCACTCATAACCGCGCTTCATGGTGTCGGCCTGCTGCTTCGTGATTCCCAACCGAAAATCCTTTGCGATTCGCAACGCTTCTTTGTACTGCGCACTTGCGACGTACTGGCGAACCATATCGGACTTCTTCATTTCCATCGCTCTCTTTCTGGCAATTTTAGCAGAAAACTTTCCAACTGTCAAGTTTCTGTATTATCATTATAACTTTTTACGCACTCTAAGTCAATGATTTTTGACTTCTCTACGCTGTTTTTTCGCCAGTTTTACCGCTCTGAAAATCTCAGCCAGGGTCGCGCGTTTTTTGGTGTGACAAATGCAGGAGAATCGTGGCGCGCTCATTTCTCGCTCATTCAGCCCTGTCCTGCTCCTGTTCAACGCTTTATCGCTCTTTTGCAAAACAGGCTCTCAGGCTGCCGCCGGGGCTTTCCTGCGGCGTACCGGGGTCTTGCGATGTGTCACCTTGCGCTGCTTTCGCGCGTCTTTACGCCCTGCGGGCGGCTGTCGCCGCCCTCTCCCCATCTCCGGTGGGTGGGCGTTCGTGTATTCTCTGTGACATATTGCTTCCTCACTCCTTGACATACTGACACAAATTCCCTACGATAGAATTACCGTGAAACACTTTCGATAGGAGATTTCATCATGGACGAAAAACTCTACCGCATGGATGGCAATAGCGTCTCTCCTGTGTCTTACAGCTTCTTCGATACCGAGGACAAATTGCAAGCGCTCATTGCCGAAAACCCCGATTTACTTCTCCACGAACTTTACAGCACCGAGGACATTTCTGCCGGGCGGCGGCTTTTCCTTATCGGCCGCGAAATAGGCTTGCGCAAATCTGCCGACGACAGCACTTCAATGTGGCTCGACGTGCTGTTCGTCGATGACAGCGGGCTGCCTGTTCTCGTCGAGGTCAAGCGCTCTGTGAACCCAGAGATTCACCGCCTTGTGGTCGCGCAGCTTATCAACTACGCCACCTTTGCCCGCCTGTGGAACAAGAGCCTGTTGCAGAACGGATTCCGGCAGAACAACCGCGCCGATGTTTTGGCCGAGTACGACACCGATTCCTTTTGGGACACCGTTCTCACCCATCTACGCGAGGAAACCTACACGATGGTCGTGGCCGCCGACAAAATCAACGGCGAACTGGCCGAGATGCTGGCTTTCCTCGATAGGAAGATTCCCGACATTACCGTATGCGGCGTAGAGGTCAACGCTTACGAGGGCCTTTGCACCACCCGCTTCATCGGGAACCGGGCTTCGCAGGCAACTAAGGCGGCGCGCTCCTACAAGGAATGGGATGCAACGTCGCTTCTCGCAAAATGCAATGAGGTTCGGCCGGATTTTGCCGCCTGCACGGAGAAGCTGGTAAACTACGCGCTTGGCTGTGGGCTGCCTGTCCACTACGGCCGTGGCATGATTTACGCTTCTATGGACGTGTCCATCAATGGGGCTTGGCTTTATCAGATTCAAAGCCTCGACCACGACATTGGCGTTTTCGTCTCCTATGCAAACCTGTCCAGCAAACTCGGCGGGGCGCTGTCTCCAGAGCAGATATTGGAAATGTTCTCACCGCTTGGGCGTGACGGGCATCCGCTTTCCTACTCGATGCTGTATATCAAGCTGCGTGTCAGCGATTTGGCCGCCGGCGACAACTTATCCGTTTTCCTCTCCCAGTGTGACCGCATTCTCAACATCTACCGAGAACATTCTAAATCTCTTATGCCCCCCCCCGCTTTACACCTCTAAAGCGAAAGAGCAGTCTACCCAACCGGGTCGGCTGCTCTTTTCTTTTTCAATTTTGCGATGCTACCACTTTACACCTTTACGGATTCACTTTCAATGACATTTACTTGCATTTCGTTCCTTTTTGTTTCTTTTACTTCCATACCATTGACAGCCGGGACCTTTCCCCACTTCGGCAGCAGGATTTCCTGCATCTCCGTCGCCGGATTTGGCCTTTGTTGAGAGAGCCGCGCGTTCAAAGTGTCGATGGCTTCGCGGTGTAGCTTGAACGTGCGGCGCAGATACTTCTCGTCGGAATCGTCAAAGTCCGGCTTGAATGAGAACAGCATTTCCGCAATCTCCCGCCACTCTGCGCCGTCGAGGTAGCGCATTTCAAGGACGGAACGCTGGTCGGGCTTGTGGATGCACCCGATGATGCTCCGCAGCTCGTCGCGCTCTCTGTCGCGGTCTGCGATCAGTTCCCGGATGTCGGCTTCTAGCTTTTCCTTACGTTCCAGCATTTGGCCGATTTTGTCCACATCGGATGACGGGTTATGCGGCATCCCGGACAGGCTCGGGCTGGATACGCCTTTCATGCGGAGAATAAGGGTTTCCAGCCGCTCTATCTGATTGTCGATGTACCTGTTGTCGTCACGGTGACGTTTCAAGCGTGCTTCGATTTCCGATACTTCTCTCAATGAGTCCATCCCCCTTTTCAGCGGCATGGACTCGGCCACGCCTTACGACGGTTTCTTGGCTTCTTCGCGGACAATCGGCTTGTGCAGCAGGTCATAGTTTTGAATCGCAATCTGAACGACAGCCAGCACATCGTACATTCGGACGGTCACCATACCGCCGTTTTCACGCGACAGGCTGATAGTGTCATCTTCTGCGTCCACCATGATCTTGACGGTTTCCGGCTGCTGCGACTCAATGCCGGTCTTTCGGCCGTCCTCAAAGGTGAATGTGGTGTAGACCCCGTCGGTCATGTATTCCATCTGTGCCGGGGTCATGCCGTGTGACCGCTCAATCTTCCGTTCTGACATTTTCAGACTCCTCTCTGCGCTTCGGACACCATAAAGGGCTGTACTTCATGGCTTCGCCGTAGATTTTCTTTTCATCCATGATACCGCACACTCGCATCGGGCGGCCCTTGGCAGGGTTCTTGTTCACCACCAGCAGGTGGCTGCACTCCTTGCACTTTGGTACTCTCCTGCGCATGCTTACTCCTCCAGGGCTTCGTCGCTGTCCTCTGCTTCCTCGCCGGAGTTGTTATCGGCGGCACAATTTTCGGAATTTTCCTCGACCTCGTGGAATTCGGCATCCACCGCGTCGTCATCCTTGCCCGCCTGGGCGGCCTTTTCTTCGGTTGGTACGCGCTCGACACCGCAGACCCAGCTTTCAGCCTGCTCCTTGATGTCCTCGATGTGCATTGCCGAGATGGTACACTCGACAAACCGGCCGCCGTCCGTGATTTCATACTTTGCACCGTAGCCTTGCAGCAGGTCAACGATGGCCTTTCTCGCTTGGATGTCGTAGTCATCGGCATCGAACGGGCCGAACTTGACATTGTAGGCATCGTTCTCGTGGCCCTGCTTGGATTCTTCCGAGCCGTCACCCAGCATAGCCACGGGCGCGGAGGGTGCGCTTTCCGGGCTGCCAGGCTGCTCGTTGTCCTTTTCCTCGGTGTCGAACAACGTGGTCTGTGCGCTCTTTACCGGGCGCAGGACGTATTCGCCCTCCTCCTCGTCGTAGACCATCTCGGCGTTCGGATTCACCATGCCGCTTTCCCGCTCCTTGATGGCCATAACGCTAGACACTTGATGCTTGAACTTCGGTTTCAGCTGACCCTCGTTCTCGCCGGTCGCGCTGATCGTCAGCTTGAGGTTGATGTCCGCCTGCCCGGACTTGCCCTTGACGATGTTGCCGAGGGCCTTTTTCAGAATCGCGTCGAAGTTGTCACGCATCTCGTTGAACACGCTGCTGCTGAGGTTGATTTCGGTACAGTTTTCTTTACACATATTGCAAATTCTCCTTTATTTCGGTTTTGTATTTAACGAAAAAGGGCCTATTCCACGAAATGAACCCAACTTTTCGCGGTGAAAAAGTTGAATTCATTCCAAATTTAGCCATTGACCCATCTGCTGGTATCGGTATCGTTTGTCAGCCAAACCGATACTTTCACCATCGGGTTATCCGAATATCGCTTCACCACGCGGGCATCCACGATTTGGGAATCATCCCTGTACGCAATGCCGTTCAGCGCGTCCGAGACGATTTTGCCCACGTTATCCCAATCCGGCTTGGTTATCGGCCGCTCCGCTCCTGCGCGCATCAGGCTCTTTTTCTTCGCGCTCGCGCTCTTGGGGATGGGCCGATAGGCCACAACCAGCATGGACAGCGGCTCGTTGTCCGGGAATCTCGCGCCGTGGGCTGCCATCTGATAGCACCACTTGACGGTTTCCTCGTAGTTCTTCGTCTTGGCGGGCGTGTACACTACCCCTGTCGCCATGTTCGTCCTCGGGCGCTCCTTGGCAACCGGCTCGCCGGGGACCTCAAAGCTAATTCGCGTCAAGGGATTCATCCTTGGAAGCCTCCTTGTACTCGACCCACCAGTAGTAGGCGTTCGACTTTGCCGTTTTCTTGTACCGGGTCATCTTTACGATGTACCCGTTCCGCGCAAGGATGGCCGCCAATGCGTCGCGGTCAGCCTTGTCATCCACGCTAATTTTCAAAATTCCACCTCCGGGATGCTGAATTTAGAACCGCCAACCTGCTTTTTCTGAATTGCAGCGGGGTCTTCCTTGCTTACTTTTTCGACCACCCATTTGAGGATGGCGCTGTAATCGTCGTGGTACACCTTGTTCGTGCGGCCTTTGTACTCGTCCAGCACATAGACGAACTTGTTAGCCGCCATAGTGCCGTATTCCTCAGCCAGCGAATCGAACTGCTGCTGGGTCAAATGCACATGAGGGGCAAACTCTTTCTTGTCTCCGCCCGCCGGTCGTTCCTGCCCATTTGCGAGGGCTTCTTCCTCAAAGCGCTTTCTATGGCGCTCGACGCGCTTGCGGTCTGCGTCCTTGCGCTTCTTGGTCTGAAAATCGTACCACTGCTTTTGCCAGATTTCCCAATCATGGATGTACAGGGTGTCGCCGTCCATGTCGAGAAATCCGATGTCAAGCATGGCGTCCACGATTTTCGACGGCACAAGCCCCTCGCTAAGCCCCGAGGAAATCGCATCGGCAACGTCGGACTTGTCCATTTCATCCAGCCGGCCGACCGCGTCGGCATTATTGATGCCCCACAACCACATACCGACCAGTATGCCGAGGGCTTCTTTTTTGGAGCACCCTGCCCGCTTTGCAAAGCGATGCAGCTTCCCGCCCATCACCTGCTCGTGGACGCTTATCCATGCCAAAATTCATCACCTCGCTTTCACGGATTCTCCGTCAGCTTTCTACCACTTCGGCATCAATGACGGTTTCTTCCGTTTTGGCGAGTTCTTTCTGAATCTCCACTGCGGCCAATTTTTCAACGGCATCCAGCGAACCCACGGTGATGCTGTGCGTACTCTCAAATCCGAAATTCGCGCAGATCTTCTTGATGATGACCTCGGCCTTGCTGCGACCCACGCCTTGGATGATTTTGTTCAACAGATTCTTCCGCTGCTCGCTGCTGATAACGTCCGATGCAGAGGAGTCGCCGTTCTCGGGCCCGGACTGTGCTTCATCGCTCACCTGCCCGCCCTGCGGCATCTCGCGGAAGTTTGCGGGAACAGCGCCGGATGCAACCATCTCGTCCTCGGAATATGTTCCCTCATAGTCTTTCGGGAACGCTTTGCGGAGACACTGGCTGATGGCGACCTTGTTAATCATCGTGCTGGGCTTGGACGACCAGTTTGCTTTGCCGCTGCTGTACTCGGCCAGCGAGACCTCCACATAGGCATCGCGCTCTTTCTCGTTGCGGATGTAGTGGATTCTGCACCAGCCACCGACCAGCGTTTCCCCGGGATACAGGCAGCAGCCGGGCTTAGAGATGATTTCCTCGCCGCGCTTGATGATGATACCGTCCTCGCTGTCGAGGTAGTTCGGGTTATCGTAAGCTCTGCGGAGATAAGCGTCCTTGCCGACAACCATCTGCGCCGGTGTCGTGCCGAACTTGATAAGATAGACCTCACCCTGCACAAGTGGGTTGAGTTTCTGCGACTTGCAAGTATTGAGAAAGAACACCAGTTCTTGGTCCGTGATGTTCTCCGCGTTGCCGCGCACAAGGTAGCTTTTTACAAAATCAATGTCAATGTCCACATGGACACCGTTGACATCGTAGCTTGCCACGAGAGCGCTCCGCTCATTTTTTGTCATTTCACTTTTCATGGCTTACGACCTCCCGAGCGAAATTTTCGTGGTTTTCTTGTAAACCACACCGGGAATCTGAACCGCACCCTTGCTCATGCGGATAAGGCGCTTGACGGCAGCTTCATCGACCGGGCGGATGATGACACCCGCAACCTCGGTAGGGACCTTGCTCGCGTCGATGCTCTCGATTTCCCAATCAGTGCTGGTGGACACGCCGGACACTTTCGGAGTGGGCGTTCCCTGCACAACGGTGGTCGCGGTGGCAAGGGTTTCTGCGTACTCCATGCGAGCCGCCGCTTCCTCTGCGTCACCGTTGCGCTCAGATTCGACCGCCTCATTCAAAAGGCGCTCGGCTTCGGCTTCCTGCAAGCGGCGCATCCGCTCCTCCTGCTCCAACCGCTTCTTTTCCTGCTCCATGAGGTAGCTGCTCATAGCGCCTTTCAAAGTGCTTTCAGCTTCCTGCAAGGGGGCGAGCATTTCCTTTTCCCGGGCGCAGATCTCTTTGTGGGCCTTGGCGGCGTTTTCTTTCAGTGGCTTCCAGTAATCCTTGACCGCCTTGATTTGGGCTTTCACCCGCTTGCCGTACTCGGCGGCTTCGCCGTAGTCATCTTCCGTCTCGATGATGATGCTTTCTACCTTGCCGGTAATGTCCTTGGACCCGGCTTCGAGAACTTTTTCTTCGGCTGCCGGCGCGGCGGGTTCTGCAGGCTTGCGGCGCGGCGGGATGACCGCTACGACGTTTTCTTTGACTGCTGTGTTCATGGTATCCTCCTTACTTGTATTTCTGCTTGTGGTTATGTATCGGCAGGCAGGCCATAAAGACCCGCCACGATTCTGCGTCGTTTTTCCTGTATACCGGCATCTGATACCTGCCGTCAGCTTGCAGATGCACGATGGCCTTTTGCTCCACCTGCAACCCTGTGGCTGCAAGCATCTGCTCGTAGGCTTCCAACTGTACCCCTGTCAGCATCTTATTGACGGTTGCGCTCGTCTTGAAATCGACCAGCGTAAGCACCTGCGGATCGGTGTCGCTCTTGGACAGCGTACACAGCATATCCAGCGTACCGGCATACCCAAGTGCCGGGTGATAGGCCCTGTGCTCAACCGAGAGCGGCTGCACGTTGTAGTCTTTCATCCACCGCAGGAATGCCTCGAAATAGCCCCTGCGGGCTTCGGAAATATCCGTGATACCGAGGGTCACATAGTCCTCGATGGCGCTGTGTACTTCTGTTCCTCGCTCTGCTGCCGCTTGCAGCGTCTCCGGCCGGATTCCTGCATACAGCGTATCAGACAGCGGTTTCATCAGCGTTGTGACGCTGGGCAGCACCTGTGTTCCGTTCAAAACGTACTGGTGCTTCTTTTCCTCAAATTCCAACCCCGGCTGTTGCGGGATTTGGTCTACGAATTCAGCCATAGGCGTTCTCCTTAATCTCAAAATCGAAAAGTTCCGCCAGCTTCCCGGCGCTCATATCTTCGATGCAATCCGTGTGATACATCTTGCCGTTGATTTCGGCATAGGCTTCGCCCGTGATGACGTCCTCCTCGCACCATGCGCACGTTCCGACCACCTCGGGCTCCGGCGTGTTTGGGCATCCCGGCATGTGCGGGTAGGTATGGCAATACTCACACATCCTGCTCCTCGCTTTCCTCGTCCACGCACTCGGCCAGCATCTCAAAAAGCTGCTTTACCAGCGACACCAGCTTCACCAGCAGGACGAACAGCGGAATCAACAGAACCTCGCCGCCGATTGCCCTGTACCCCCGGGCCGCGTAGGCGGCCTTGACGGCCATAGGCGTGAAGAACGCGCCCAACAAGACCGCGAGGATGTACCAGCGGTAATACCAAATTCCAATAGCCAGCGTATAAAGAACTGTCCGTGCGCCGCTGTTGCGGCGCTTCTTTTTAGCCTGCATGGGGAACCTCCTTTACAAACACACTTATGTTGACTTTTTCCATATTTGCAATCGCAAGGTCAAGCTCGTGCTCATTGTGGATGCCGAACTCCTCTTGCAACAGCTTCATAACTTTTTCTTCTCGGGTCATTGCTCTCACTGCTCGCATTTCTCCGCGATGATGCGGATCTCCGAGATGGAATGTGACAACTTATCGAGAAAGCCCATAATTTTCTTGAAATCGGCTTTCTCGTCGTCGTCAATCACACCATCAGATGCGATCTCGACCAAGCGGTCTTTTACCTCGTCGATTTTGCCCTCGTCGAACGCTTTCAGCATCCGCAGGGTTGCAAGCTCAATGCTTGTTTCCTCTGTGGCGACGGGCATCTCGCAGCCTATCGGGCAGACATTTTTGCAGTAGTGCGGTTTCAGCTGAGGGGCATTGTAGACATCAGCCATGCGGATGACGTTCTCAACCGGCACAAATTTTGTCAGGCCCAGTTCATAATCCGCGAGGGTCGAGGGCGAAATTCCAAGGGCTTCCGCTGCCCCCTCTCTGCTGGATAGCCTGTCGTTGTACATTGCGGCCTTTTTCCTCGCCTCGTAGTACACATTACCTACCGCTTTAGTTGCAGCTGCTCCCATTTAATTCACCCCCATTTCTCGGTAAAATAAGTTCGTAGTGGAAAGAATCACCAGCAAAGTTTCCATCTGTCAACTTTTGGTCGCAAAAAATAGCGTTGAACTGTGCCATGTCCATACCCGTGTAGTTCGCAATCTGGACCGCCTTGTTCAACTGGATTCCTGTCTCATTTTTCAGCCACTTGTTGATAGATGCTCGCGGTATATCCAAATCGCGCTCAATGTCGCTGATTTTCAGCCCCTTTGCAACCAAATGGATACGGAATAGCGTCTCGTTCATCGTCTCACCACCTTGTTTTTGTAGGTTAAGTTTATTATAACTTGCCAACTGGCAAATGTCAATGAAAATATTGACGTTTGGCAATATTTATTTACATATCGCAAATTTTTAGGTATTCTATTACTTATAAAGGAGGCTTTGTCCATGATAAACAACATTGAAGAAAATTTTCACTTCGACCAAATCCTGGCGCACGCTATGGATGAGCGCGGAATGAACGCCGTACAGCTGGCTTCTCTAACGGGCCTGTCCTCCGGTGCGATTTCCCGCTACCTTGCTGGCGACAGGCAGCCCACCGTGTACAGCATTCAGCAGATTGCCAAGGCTCTCGGAGTTTCTGCCGACTACCTCGTAGGCATCGACCCCGTGCTGGCCCCGCCGAAGAAATCCGGCGACCCCGAGGAAATCATTCTGCTGAACGCATTCTCCAAGGTGAGCGACGATGACCGTGCCGTCCTGTGGGCGCTGCTGCGGAAATATATGACTCCGCACGACCGCGCCCTGCTGGAAGCCCTTAACCAAGACAACGAATCCGGCGCCGTATAATTTACCTGCCGTATTCGGACTAAGGGGAGGGCTTCATCATGCAAAAGAACCAGACGAAAAAAGCCGCTCTCTATATCCGAGTTTCTACCCACTACCAAATCGACAAGGATTCTCTACCATTCCAGCGCAACGAACTGATAAACTACGCGAAATACGCTCTCGGCATTGATGACTACGCCATTTTCGAGGACGCTGGCTACTCCGGCAAAAATACGGACCGCCCGGCGTATCAAGACATGATGCGCCGGATCCGCGCCAAGGAATTTTCTCACCTCTGCGTTTGGAAAATTGACCGCATCAGCCGCAATCTTCTTGACTTTGCCGCCATGTATGAGGAGTTGAAGAAATTCAACTGCACGTTCGTCTCCAAGAACGAGCAATTCGACACGTCCAGCGCCATCGGCGAAGCCATGTTGCGCATCATCCTCGTATTCGCCGAACTCGAGCGCAAGCTGACCGCCGAGCGTGTCACGTCCATCATGTACTCCCGCGCCAACAAGGGCCTTTGGAACGGAGCTCCCATTCCTCTGGGCTACAAATGGGATGCCAAGGGCAAGTACCCCGTTATCGACGAGGATACCGCCGTTGTGGTGCGCTATATCTACGACCAGTACGAAAGAATCCACAGCACCATGAAGCTGTCCGACAAGCTAAACCGCGAGAACATCAAGTCTGCGCGCGGCGGCGAGTGGACGGGTACGACCGTAAAAGGAATCCTACGGAACCCATTCTACAAGGGGACCTATCGGTACAACTACAAAACGCAGACCGGGCGCATCAAGCCAGTGGAGGAGCAGATCGTACACGAGGACAACCACCCCGGCATCATCGACAAGGAGCAATGGGACCGCGTGAACAAAATTCTCGACGAAAATTCCACACGTTCCGTCGCGCAGCTGCGTTCGAACGTGAAGTACACTCACATCTTCTCCAAGCTGCTGCGGTGCGGCCAGTGCGGCCACACGATGGGCGGCGGCCTTGACCGGGCGCGGTCTGACGGATACCGACCGTCACGCTACTACTGCACCTCGCACACGCGCAAGGCGGGATGCACGAACGGTGTTTACAGCGATGTGTACCTCGGGCCTTTCGTGTTCAACTACATTGCAAACCTTGTGCGGGCCCAGCGGGCGCTCACCGACAGCCAAAAGCCGCGAGATTTGGAACGGATGCTGCTCCGTGGGAAATTCTTCGACAGCGTTGCAGGCATCGAGCAGCAGGGATTGCTCGACACCTATAACACGATTCTCTACGGCAGCGGCGAGGATGTCATGCTGCAACCCAGCCCGGAGATTGCCGCGCAAAGCGCGTCCGAACTGGAATTGCTGGACCGCGACCAAAAGAAATATGAGCGCGCGCTGGAACGCATCGAGCAGCTGTATTTGTACAGCGAGGAATCCATGCCGGAAAAAGACTACGTTCTGAAGCGGAACGAACTCAAAGCCATGCTGGACAACATTGCCGAGCGCCGCGCCGAGGTAAATTCTCGTCTTGGCCTTGCCCCGGCCAGTAGCGATTTCTTGGAAAAAGCCACCTACTTCTACCTCACAAACAGCTTGAATCAGAAGCGCTCTCTCGACTTCCGCAAGATGGTCGATACTTTCGAGCCGAAAATGCTGCAAGACTTTCTGTGTTCTGTCATAGATCACATTACTGTCGTAGACGGTCATGTAGCATCCATCAGCTTCAAGAACGGCCTAACGAATAAGTTTATATATAAGGCCACAAAGCCCCCTAAGAACGCTTCTACGAAGCCGTGACATAGCAATAGCCGCCCGACGAATCGGGCGGCTATTTTTATCCATTTTTGCACTTGCATCCGCAATTTCTGCATGTCTCGGCGGAGACCTCTTTTCCCGTGCGCTTGCAGTAGAACCGCGGGCCACTTCCCTGCCGTATGTGCCGGCAGTTCGGGAATCCTCTTTCCATCAAGACGCTTTTCTTCGGCTTCTCTATTTTTCGGCACCTGCCTTTCTCGACCTTTCGACCAGCATTTTCT